AAAGTGACCGGAATCCTGCCATGCCGGATCGCCGTCTAAAAAGTTAGGCTGCTTTTCCAGCTCCATACGCTGCGATACAGCCGTTTTTTTACACCGCGCGATAAATCTTCTGTACTCATTAATTTCGCGCGCCACAGCCGCGATTACGGGCACCACGCGGGCTGCTGCTTTTGTTTTCAACGGCTGCAGGGAGAGGTCTTTTCCGGCCCGCAGGAAATTGAACCGGACCTGGATGTGTTTGCTGTTGACGTCGGTGTCCTGCAGACCGCAGATCTCACTAATCCGCAGACCGCACATGCCGGCCAACAGCAGCGGGATGTACAGCTGGGAGTACCGGTATGTCTTTACCTGCTGCAGAATTTCCTGCAGGATATTGATGGGCACGTGCATACCGGCAGGCTCCGTCTTTTCCGGCAGCTTTAGGTTCCGGGCCGGGGATTTGATGATCATATCGTTGTCGGCGGCCCACCGGAACGCGGCCTTGACCAGCGAGATGTACGTGCGGTGCGTTGTCGTAGACACCGGCTCCATCAGCACAGCCTGCCGGAACGCTTCCATGTGCATGGTGGTCGTATCCCTGGCAGGCAGGTCCGGCAGCAGCTTTTTGATGTGCGCGATGGCGGATTTGTAAGTTTTGGCCGTGGTGGCGCGGATGCCCTTGGTGGCCATGTACCGGTCCAGGAGTTCATGGTTGCGGATTTTGGACAGGGCGTCGGCGTTGTTGCCGGCCACGAACACACGCAGCTCCGCTTCATCCATCAGAGCATCGCCGCGGCTTTTCCGGCCGTGCTTGCTGGTGACGTATTTGTACCGGCCGTTCGGGCCCTTGACGCCAGTGCTGATCCTGGCGTACCACAGGCCGTTCGGATTTTTAAATACTGACATGATTTACCTCTTTTCATTTTCTGGCGTTCGTGCTATAATAATAAGGCAGACTCCTTTATTCCCTTTCGTCAAAAAGTAATAAATGTTTCTGCAGAGACCGCCTGGCGTTCACGCGCCGGGCGGTTTTCATTTTTTGTTTTTGGCTTCCCGGATCGCGGCTTTTTCCTGATTCTTTAAAATCCGGAGCTCTCTTGCCAGCGCTGCATTATGTTCCTGGGCATCCGGGAACAGAGGACTGGCGAGGATATCTTTTGCAGCCTGATCGAAGCTGACCGCGGAAAATTCCGGCATAAGCGTGTAGCTTTTCATGGTTGCTATGATTGTCTTTTTTCCCACGTTATTGAGTTTGTGGTAAATTGCCAGAACGGCCTTATCTTCATCGGTTACATCTTCATTTTCCGTGTCGATTTTTCCCTGCAGGTACAGCGGGCTGATTCCAAGCGCGAGCGCTATGTCATAGATCTTATCCGCTTTGGGTGTAAATTTCCCGGCCATGTATTCGCTCATCGATGATTTTCCGATTTTGGTCCGTTTGCAAAGTTCCGCCGGCGTCATGTTTCGCTTGGCCAGCGCGGCTTTTAATCGTTCGGCCAGTGTGTTTTTCTCGGCATCCATATGTATCACCTCCCGCTGATAGTATATATTAAATGTTCGGTAAATGCAACAATTTTTCCATGGCCATCAAAAAAAAGTTCGACAAACAGAAAAAAGAGCTTGCAATTTATTTTTTGGTATGGTATAGTTAGTGCGACAAATCGAACGGAAGGGAGGGACACTCAATGAGGCAACGACCCAGAGTTTTGCCGTATGACTATTCAAAGTTTTTGGGTAAGGTTACAGAGGTTTTTAAGACCCAGGGCAGGTTCGCGAAGGCTTTTCCAATACCGCGCACCGTTTTATATTCGAGGCTGAACGGGACCACTGAATGGACGCAGCTCGAGATGGAACGATGCATGCAGCTTTTTGGGGAGCCGTTGACGGCTGTCGGGTCTTATTTTTTTGTGCAGAAGGTTCGATAAACAGAACAGACGGGAGGGAATTTTATTATGAAGAGTACGCTTTATGTCGATTCAAAGAAATTTGAGGCCGCACTGCTGCACAGCGGGAAATCAAAGCAGCAGGTCATGAGCGATTCCGGTTATGGAAAGCAGACGATCAATAATTTGCTGCGTGAAAACTATTGCAGAAAGAATCCTTTTGCAATGCGCACGATATTGGCCGTTTCGGCATCCGTCGGTTGCGAGGCGGCAGATCTGCTGGTGGACAGCAACGGACCGGAACCGAAGCCGCAGGATCCCAGGTCCTGGGTAGGTTATAACATTGACCGGCTTTTGAAAGAAAAGGGCATGACTCTGAACGGCCTGGCGCGGGCCTGCGGCCTGGATGAAAACAACATTCGTAGGATCAAAAACGGTTATAATTTGCACCCGCGTCGCAGCACTATAGCTATCATTGCCAGCGGTCTGGGTGTTTTTGCTGCAGATTTGTTAAAGGAACCGGAGCTTGAATGTAAGCTGTTTGACGAGCCGGTAGACGAAGTGAAGCAGGCGGCCGATGCAAACGCGCGCGTTGATGTGTTGGCGGCGATCAGGGAAGTCGCCGACGGCCTTATAAAATTGCACGCTGCGCTTATGGCCGCGCTGCAGGAGGAGGGCAAATCATGAGAGGTAAGGAACCGAAAGCGATCCCGCGCCGGATGCTATATCCGACCGGGGAAGCGTGTCAGCTGCTTTGCTGCAGCATCAATTTTTTGAAGGCAGAAATTGCCGACGGGAAGATCGGCTACGTCATGCGGAACAATTACAAATTGATCCCGGCGTCGGCTATTGAGAAGTACATTGAAGAGAGGACGGTGCGAGCATGAAACTGTGGGTGTATGCATGGGCGTATGTGTTTGTTTTTCTGGGCCTGCTGGACAGGCTGGGCGACTGGCTTGAATACCAGGTAGACCACAACGACTACCTGGCTGGGGCCGTCGGGGCGCTGGCGCTGCTGGCGATTCCGTATTTAATCGGTGTTATCGATATCGTGATTTGGGGGTGAGGATATGTATAAAAAATTTGATGACGGGACGTTAGTGCACATCCCGGGCGAGGCGTCGGTGTTATTTTCCTACGTTCCGGAAGGAACGGATAATGCATCAGGGCACGTTGAGGGGCCGGCGAGCGTTGTTGTTCCGATGTTTATCGCGATGATGGGACAGATTTTTAAAATTTTACCATCCAAAGATAAAAAGCTCTTTTTGTCGGACGTTGCTGACGCGATGGTTGATCTGGCAAAGGACGCGGACGGGTTTAAAGTGACCATAATGCGGCGCAGATGCGAGGTGGATGATGACTTGTGATGTGGGCGGCCGGTGTCCGGCGATACCTGGGTTCTGTGAGGAGGCATGGCAGTGCAGGAATTGCGCGGTGCAGTACGGGTGCCTGAAGCGCAAAACAAACGAGAGCAGGCCGCTGCGAAACAAAAAATGCTTCCGGTGCATGCATCTGGTGGCCGTGACCATGGGCGTGGCCTGCGGCATAAAAAAAGACCGCTGACTATTCGCAGTAGTCAGCGGCAAACGGGCCACGATAAAACTTATTTTATTTATTATACCACGCGGGCTGTCGTACCGTCAACCAGGCGCAGATCAGCAGAAGGGGTAAGGTGCTCTATCACAGCGGCCCGCGTTTAGGAGGATACTATGAAGTACAAAGTTGGCGTCACGCTCCAGGTCGAGCTGGTTATTGATTCCGCAAACGAACAGGACGCCATCCTTGCTGCGATGAATTTGACGGAAGCTGCCGCCAAAGGCATGAGGGTGCGGCGGCATTGGTGGGAATATGTAAAGGAGACAAATGATGAGACTGCTATCTCTGGCCCTGCAGAATTTTAAGGGCCACAAAGATCTGACTGTAAATTTTGACGACGTGACGGTGCTCTCCGGGGCCAACGGAACCGGTAAGACCAGCGTGTACGATGCGTTCTGCTGGCTGCTGACCGGCAAGGATGCCCAGGGCCGCGTGTGCGGTACCGGACAGAAAGGCGAGGCTACGATCCGGCCGCGGGCCATGGACGGGGAGCTGGTCCGGCAGGTTGAGGTGTCCGTCACCGGCAGGCTGATGGACGAGGACGGCGAGGTTCACACGCTGCGGCGCGTTTACTGCGAGCAGTATTCTGCAGACAAAAATTCCGGTGAAAAAATTTTCAAGGGAAACACTACCAAATACTTTATAAACGACGTTCCGACGCCGGCAGCCAAGTATGACGCCTGGGTGAAGGCAAACGTGGACCCGGACCGCATGAAGCTGACCAGTGATCCAGCGTATTTTCCGGGGCTCCCGTGGCAGGACCAGCGGGCGCTTTTACTACAGGTGGCCGGGGACGTGGACGACGCGGCGGTCATCGCGTCCGACAAAGCGCTGGCTCCGTTGGCGGAGGCGTTAAAAAAACACAGCATTGACGATATCAAAGCCATGGCGGCCGCCCAGCTGAAGCTGGCAAACAAGGCCGTGAAGGAGGGCGTGGTCCGGGTTGACCAAACCATGAAGCTGGCCGGGAACGTCACAGAGTCCGACCTGGCTGCGGAAATCACACAGCAGGATGAATTACTCAAGGCCCAGAACGAAATGGTCACACAGGCCGAATCCGCGCTTGCAGCGGCCAAGGCCGGCGGACAGACCGGACGCCTGCAGGCGGAGCTGGACGCTTGGAAGATGAAAGTCGAAGCCTGGGAAGAGCGCCGGCATAATAGAATCGTGGCCATCAATGAAGAGTATCGGAACCGGGCGCAAAACCTGCAGCGGAACCTGGAAGCGAAGCGGGCAACGGTCAAGGATTTGGATTCTCGAATCCGCGCAGCGGAAGCAAGGAAGCAGGAGCTGTATCAGGATTATGATGCGGAGTATGAAAAACAGTTTATAGAAACGGAATGTCCGACGTGCCACCAGCCGCTTCCGGCGGATAAGGTTGCGGAGATGCGTGGGCAGTTCAATCAGCGTAAGGCCGCGGTCATTGAAAAAATTGTCAACGAGGGCAAGATGCTGGCTGCCAAGATTCAGGATATGACGGAACAGCGGGATTTTATGTTGCAGAGTGCTGTTATTGAGGAGAAGGATTTGGCCGGGAATCAGGAAGAGCTCCGCAAGGCGCTGGACGCATTGCCGCAGCTGGAGGACATACCGGCGTTTCGGGAGGTCCGGGCTAATCGGGACCGCATCGCGCGGAAGCTGGCTGGCGTGACAGAGGAGCCTGATCTGGAGCCGTTGCAGGCGAACCTGAACGAGGCATGCTATGCCAGGGATATGTTGCTGAACAAGCGCGCCCGGTTGCAGTCTAATTTGGACACGCTGCGGGCCATCGGGGACCTGCAGGCCGAGCTGCAGACACAGCGCGAGAACGCGGACGCTGCATCAGAAAAACTGCGGCTCATCACGGCGTTCGTGGCGGCCCGGTGTCGCCTGGTAAGCGACAAAGTAAACACACTTTTCCCGGGCCTGGAGTGGCAGCTGTTTACCAGAAACATCACCAACGACGACCTTGTGGAAACGTGCGAGCTGCGGATGCACGGCGTCGGGTACCGGGACCTCTCGCAGGGTGAAAAAATAAAGGCCGGGCTGATCATTGTAAATACGCTGCAGGAAAAGCTGCAGACCGTGAATCCGGTGTGGATAGACGGCGCGGAAAGCATCACGTTCACGCCGGTTGTCAAAGGGCAGTTAGTGCTGTTGAAGGCACAGGAAAATATCAACGAGTTAAAAATTGAGGAGGCGTAATTATGGAAAAAGAAAACGCGGTAGTAGCAACAAAAAACGACAAATTGTCACTTTTTACAGAGGGTGGATTGAAAGGGATGTGGCAGCTGGCGCAGGCTTTTGCAGAGTCTGACATCGTTCCGAAGGCTTTTCAAAAGAAACCGGCAAATGTTTTGATCGCGCTGGACATGGCGCAGCGTATGGATATGTCACCGGCCATGGTCATGCAGAATCTGTACGTGGTGTACGGGAACCCGGGCTGGTCCAGCAAGTTTTTGATTGCCACGTTTAATATGTGCGGGCGGTTCAGTTCTATTCGTTATGAGTATTTTGGACAACCGGGAACCGACGACTATGGTTGCCGTGCGTATGCTACGGAATTGGCCACGGGTCAGAAGCTGGTGGGTACAGACGTAACGATAAAAATGGCAAAGGCCGAGAAGTGGTATGACAAGGACGGTAGTAAATGGAAAACCATGCCGCAGCAGATGCTTGCATATCGTGCGGCCGCATTCTTTATTCGCACGTGTGCTCCCGAGATCAGCATGGGCCTGCCTACGTCGGACGAGCTGGAGGACATCGGTCCGGTGAACGTGACGGACACGGGAACCGTGAAAGACGTTGTTGAAAAAGTGGAAGCGGAAACGGCCGCGGCCATGGAACAGCCCGAGGTAGTGACACCGGAACCTGCAGAGGCACCTGCAAAACCGGAGCGCCCGTTCTAACGTTGGACGTTCAGATCATCGCCAGCTCCAGCAAAGGCAACTGTTACGCGCTACGTTGCGACGACATCGTCCTTTTGCTGGAGGCTGGTGTTCCTATTGCACGGCTCCGGAAAAAGCTCACAGCTGGCTTATCTCGATGCGTAGCGTGCCTTGTTACGCACGAGCATAATGACCACGCCGGCTATGCGAAGCAGTATATGGAGGCTGGCATCCCGGTGTGCGCGAGCCTGGGGACCTGCAGCGCGATCGGTGTGGGGCGGCCCATCACGAAATCGCACCGGTGGAGTTATCGGTGTCACGATTTACGCATGCAGGACTGGAAGGTCAGTATTTTTTCCGTCCGGCACGATGCAGCTGATCCGCTGGGGTTTTTGATTGACGCTCCGGACGGCACGCGGGTGGTGTTTGCGATTGATAGTTTTCTGCTGCCATATAAGTTTCCGGGCGTGAACGTATGGATGCTGGAATGTAATTATGACCTGGCGCTGCTGGAGTCGAACATCGCCGCCGGGGAAGTGGATGATGCACAGGCAAAACGAATTTTGCAGAGCCATATGTCAGTGGACCACGTTGCTTCGTTCCTGCAGGCGCAGGACCTATCCAAGACGCGGGCTGTGTATCTTTTGCACGGGTCCGATCGCAATTTAAACAAGCAGGCCGCGGTGGAAAAAATACGCGGTGTCGTCGGGGTACCTGTGTACATGGAGGGCCTATGAAAGACACGCCTGAAAACAGAGTTAAAAAATCAATCGAGGACGCGCTTCGGGCGGACGGCTGGTTCGTACAGTACAATCCGCAATACGGGCCGTTCGTGGTAAAAGGCCGGCCGGACATGGAGGCGTACCGGGACGGTAAGGTGCTGCTGATCGAAGTGAAAAGCGCCACCGGGAAACAGAGCCAGGACCAGAAGATGTACCAGCTCCGGGTGCAGCGCTACGCGCCGTACATCCTTGCGCGGTCCGTCGAGGATATCAAGCCGTATCTGGTGCGGCTGCAAAGTTTATTTTAAGGAGGCGGTACCATGGACGACGGTTGGATTAAAATCCACAAATCTATCTGGCGTAATCCGTGGATGTACCGGCCGAACGTTTTAGCTGTCTGGCTTTACATTTTATCCCATGTGGAGTGGCGTCCGAGTGACGTTGTTTTCGAGGGGAAACGTATCACGCTGCAGCCTGGGCAGGGGCTTTTCAAACTACTTGGAATTGCTCAAGAAATGCGGATATCAAAAAGCGGACTGTACCGTATCATTGATGTGCTCAAAACCGAGAAACAAATTGAAACACAAACAAGCCCACGGAACACGCTTATTACCGTGGTTAATTGGAAAAAATACCAGCTTGTTGGGAAACAAAATGAGACACAAATGGGAAACAACTGGGAAACAAACGGGAAACAAGCGGGAAACCTTCCTATTATAAAAGAAAAAGAAGAAAGGGAAGAAGCTAATACGCGCGAGCAAACCTATTTCCCGGATGAGGTTAACGAAGCGGAGCGATACCTGACCGACCATGTGTCGTTGCTCGTGGCTCCGGAAAGAGAACGACTGCGGGCGGTTGTTTCCCGGTACGGCCTGGATGCGTTTAAGTATGCAGTGCAGATCATGTCCCAGCGTGGCGGCAGATCTATAAAATACCTGGAGACTATTTTAAGTGACCCGCAGACCATGGGTTCTGCTGGCGGTGGCTCTGCCCTGACCGAGGAGGACATTTATGAAATACTCAAATGAAACTTACAAAGCGGTTCGGCTTTTGTTTATGGCTTATCCACAGGCTGTAAAAAGCGAGGATACCATGAAGGTGTACGCTACCATGCTGGACGACGTTCCGGCACCGCTTTTAAACAAAACTATCAAAAAATGTATTTGTGAGCAGAAGTTTTTGCCGTCTGTGGCTGAATTACGGCAGGCGGCCATGTCGCTCATGGGCACCGTGGACCCGTCGCGCAAAGTCAAAACCTGGCAGGAGGCCCAGACCGAAATCAGCAAAGGGTTGAGCCGCACATGGTTCGTTGGCTGCCTGGGCGAGGTTCCGTTCGACCATCCTGACTTCGGGAAACCGTGTGATCCTATGTGGAGCACGCCGGAAATCAAAGCGGCCGTTGACAGCTACGGTCTGGATAATTTGAACCGGGTTTTGGAGGAGGACATGCCGACGGTCTGGGCGCAGCTCCGGCGGGCCTACGAGCAGGCGTGCCAGCGGAAGGACGAGGCTGTGGTGAATAGTTACGTGCTGGACAGCGACGCCAAGCTGCGCGCCAAGCTGCAGGAGCTGGTTGGCGGTATCGGCCTGCTGAAGGAGTGAGGTGGTAGAATGTCCGAGCGTGTAAAAATAAAGTGTGACGATTGCAAGTTTGTAGAGGATTGCGTGGATTACGGATGGCAAGAGTGCAAGAAATTTACACAAAAGGTAAGTGAACATATGACAAACGAAGAATGGA